GTCTACATTTCTGGAGTTGAAAAAAGCACTAGAGATGGCAGGAAATGGCTTCAGGTTATGGCAGATGACCTTTCTTTTGCTTTTAGCCTAAATGATAGCAAGTATGACGATAACGCTTACTTTGGAAAAGTAGATATTGACGGACAGACTTTTAGCCTAAAAGCTGCCTTGAGAGAAGGCTCTAATGGAGTGTTTATTAGCGGCTGGCAGGCTCAGGAAAAGAAACCAGCTAACAACCCGCCACCAAAAGCTGCCAAGATTGATCTAGACAGCATAGAAGAGGACATACCGTTTTGAAAATTGACGCTATTGCAAAACCTATCTCCAACAAGGGAAGGAAACAAACTAGCAAGTACGTTAAGCAATTTATAGCTTTAAAAAAAGGCGGTAAAGATTGTCTGTTGTTTGACAAACACCACGCCATGAGAAGTGCGTACTACGCTATATATGCTCATTGTCAGAGGAAGGACGTTAGTTATAAGCCATTCTCTAGCCCCGTGGAGGGCGGTTTTGCAATCTGGAAGACCTAGATTCTACGCTGCACACATTTGCAGCTTAAAGACCAGAGAAGAACGAGTGGAGGCTTTGGAAAAAGTGCCAGCCAATATTCGTTCTTGGGTTAAATTTTACGTTGAGGATACTTATGCCAAACGAAACATTCAAAGAGCTAGAAGAAACAACAATTCAATTCGCTCAGGCTGAAGCTGAGAAAGTCTATCTAATGGAGTACAGAAAGTCTCTGAAGGCTATGCTTATGGCTAAAGCTGAAGCTAACACTCCTAGCCTAGCTATAGCTAAACAAGAGAGAGAGGCGTATGCTGACCCTGAGTACATTGAGTTTCTTAAAGGCCTAAAGGCTGCTGTAGAAAAGTCTATGTCATTGCGATTTAAAATCAAGGTTATTGAGATGAAGTTTGAGTCTTGGAGAACCAAGCAGGCCACCAACAGAGCAGAGATGAATCTACGGTGAAAGTTAAGATAAAGGCCTCTGACAGATGGTTCTCTAGATGCATTAGGGAAAGAACAGCATGGACCTGTGAGGTTTGCGGGTCCGTTCATGAAGAAGGCTCTCAAGGACTCCAATGCTCACACTACTTTGGCAGGCGAGCCAACGCCCTGAGATGGGCTAAGGATAATGCATTTGCCATGTGCTGGGGCTGTCACCAAAAACTAGGCAGTAACCCTGATGACTTTAGGTTGTGGGCTGTTAACAAGGTTGGTCAAGGCATGATAGACCTTCTCAGAGAGAAACGAGAAGACATAAGCAGAGCTAAGATTTTTAAGAAGAACGAAAAAGAAGTTGCTAAACACTATAAAACTGAATATGAACGTATGTTAGAAAAAAGAAACGATGGTGAAACAGGAAGGATAGAATTTCAGGATTATTTATGAAAGACGATCTGCTTTTTTTTAACGATGTTTTTGAAACCCTTAATAATCTAGAAGAGTTTAAGGCTGTAGAGGATAGTGATATCCAGAAATGGTTTAACAAAATATTTAAAGATGTAGAGAATAAAAAAAGCAAACTATCAGAACTTGATCTAACCGTTATAGCTAATCTTTATATGTTGTTTTCTGTTCATCAAGAAAAAAAAATGCAAGAAATAATACTTTGTAGCGACACTATCCACTAAGCTTAACTAACTTCCTGTTTGCTAAGTGAGCCTTCTTAATATCCTTCTTAGACTTACCATGATATTCAACTGCATGATGATTCTTGAGAAGCTCTTTGCATAGCCACTTTCCGCCTACCTTAATGTCAGCAAGCCATCTACCGTATTTACCTTTCTCATATGTTCTTAGAGTAACTTCAGTGCCTACTGGAGAGAACGCTTTGACAAACTCTTTTGCTGCAAGACCGTATTTTTTTTCTTTTGGGTCTCTACCTTTTCTATTAGTTGATTCGGGTGTGTCAACTCCATTAAGACGCAAACAAACCCCGCGCCCAGTATCACCGCAATGATAAATACCAAACCCCAAATTGATGTCAGTAACATACATCGTATCTCCATCTACAATTTTAGAAACCGTAGCAGTAAAGATGTAAGGATTAGACATACTCACCTGTACGGATAATATCTGTAAGCTCTAAGCTTCTGCCTTTGACTTGTTTTGCCCATCTGCTGTCTAGAAACTCTGTTGCCGCAAGTTTATAATCGTGTACTTCCATAGCCGCAATAGCTTTCTTAAATCCTCTAAACCTTGTAGCTCCCAGATTAAAAAAGATGTTGATAATTGCTTCTTGTCTAACTTCATCTAAACTTCCAAACCAAGAATACTCTGAACTAATTTCTTTAATGCACCTAAGAATATCATTAGACAAAAGGTACTCAATCTCTTCCATAGTTAAGCCAATACCTGTCTTAGATATGTTTCTTCCAACGCCTATGTGTTCTAAGTTATTTATGTCTGTGTAAACGTAGGCTGAAACACCTTCATGCCTTTTTAATTGTTCTATTAGTCTGTCCATTTTATTCATCTTATTTCTTACTTGATGATCCGTAGAAGAAAGCCGCAGCGGTGCCAAGTATACCACTTAGCTGGCCGAGAACGAGTGAGATAACAGTTTCAGACTGCTGAGAGTGTTCAAACAAGGTGACCACCATAACATAACTTCCATAAAGCAGCAGAGCTAAGATAGAAAAAACCTTTGGTGTCCAATCTGTGCCAAACGATTCTCTTGCTGACTTTCTATCCTCTACCTCAGTCTTAAACGATTCTAAATCAATTTCCATTTCTCTAATGCGATTTTTAAAGTCTTGATCTGCTTGCTTTACTAATACTGCTTTTTCTGGTTCGCGCTCTATTAAATCTTCAATCTCATTAGCTGTTGTATTTTCAGGAAGTCCTAACTTAGATGCTGCCATCTTGACAGCCATGCCAGCCATTGGACCGCCAGCAGCAGAGGCTATAGTTGGTGCTAGGCTTTTAAGGAGTCCACCTAATTTCATTTTGTTAAAAGATACACTTTAATTAGTGCCTCTATGTTGTTAATTACTTTCCCGCAGAGTCTTCCTCCACGATTTCTTCAATGGTTGTACACACATCTGGAATCGCTACACCTGTCGTAACTTCAGTAGCTACCCTGCCAACAGCTCTAATACCTTTGTACACTCCAGAACAATACAGCTCTTTATTTGCTATCATCTCTTCAGAGACAGTACAGCCAGCCATTAGTAAACACAACGCAGCAACTCTAAGCATTTCGTTTCCTCTTCTTAGGTTTAGTTTCTAACAATTCTTCACCTATCTTTTTGTTTGGTTTCTTATCTTGTTCTTCCAAAAACACTGACAGCCTTTCTTTGTAGCCTTCCATAAAATGATCTGATAACGCATCTTTTATACGCCTGTCTTCATCTCTGGTAAGTTTGTCAGGGTTTACAAAGTCCACACCTGTATTGGCAAAGTATAACATTGTTTGCGACTTACTAGGTCCATAGCAAAACTTAGGTATTCTTGCTACTAAATCTGATCCCTGTACGCAAGATATTTGATTATCCAGCGTAGTCATAGGCTGCTTGAATCCTTTAAAGAAAGTATTTGGCTTGCCAAAAGTAATTATGTTGAGGTTGTCATGCTTCTTCCACAACTTAGCAGCAGACAGTTCAGCCAATGCCCCGCCTAACGAATGACCTGTTATCAAGGTACGCTTGTTTAAATCTATGTGTCTTAGTATTTTCTTCCAAATAGACTTGTGAGCCAGTGTGAAGCCGCCATGACACATTCTTCCCGCATAGGGTACTGGTACTACCAAGGCATCTGTAAGCCAGTCTAAGCCGTCCTCAGTGCCTTTGAAAGCTATAACGTCAATAGTCTTACGCTTGGCTATTAGTGCTGTTGTTGAACTCCATTTAGTCTCGACTCTTATGCAGTCTTCTACATAGCCTTCTCGGTAGGCCTTCATGCTCCAAGAACAAGCCATATTTAGAAGTACAGGGTCTAGTTTCATTATTCAGCTCCACTACCAAATATTAAGAAAACAACACCAGCTATAACAATTATTGTGCCTACCAAATATAAAAACAATTTTGCCAAATCATGTATTAACATTTCTTCTTCTTGATTAGCTGCCAATCTAGCCGCTGCATTAGCTTTGCGTTTTACCTCGCGCTTTTTCTCTATAATTGCTGCCTGTTGTTTAATTT